TTAATCAAATATGTTCATAGCTTGATGTTTTTTATCAGTATATAAATGAGAGTACGTTTGAATTGTTTCTGTAATGTTAGAGTGCCTCATTAATTCCATTAATAAATACATATCTACACCATTATTAATTAAATAGCTTGCGTACGAGTGTCTTAAATGGTGTATTTTTAGATTCGGGAATACAGATTTAAAATGATACGAATAGGTAACGTATCTAATAGGTTCTAACCCCCCGAATATAAAATAGTTTTCGTCAAAATATTTATATCTTTTAGAAGATTCATTATACATGTTTTTAAGCATCTCTCTAATTAATTTTGGTACAGGTATTATCCCTTTAGAACTTTCTTTTTTTAGATTATATTCAATTTCTCTATTACTTAAATTGATTTTCTTATTTACGTCAATTTCGCCTTTTATTTTATCGTAATCTTTCCACTGCAAAGCTAAAGCTTCGCCTATTCTAAGACCAGAATAAAATAACAGTTTAGTTAGCTGACGAGAAGTATCGTTTGTGATTTGTTCTACTTTTTCATCAAATTCTTCACGAGTGATAAATTTAGCTTGTGGTTTTGTTCTGGGAATAGGAGTTACCGATAATGTGGGGTCGTATAAGAGCTTGTAATGCTTTTTGGCGTAATTGATAACTGCTTTAAAACCTGCCCACACAGATCGTGCATAGCCAACAGAAAGACCTGCATCGTTTAACAAATAATTCCTGAAAGCAGTACATTGCGTAGTAGTGATTTTGCCAATAGGGATATTTCCGAACCTTTCTTTTATGTGAGTATTATATTCTGTAGTTCGCTTTTCTATTGAGCGTGCAGAAAGATTTTCATTTTTTAAACGATTAAAAAATATATATTCAAAGGGTTGATTGTCCGAGTATCCATATTTAACATTTTGTATAAATTCGCTTTCAGCTAGTTTGGCATCTTTCTTACGTTCAAACCCACGCTTCATTTTTCGTTTGTTATTACCGTATACATCTTTATATCTAATGGAAAAATACCATTTACCTGTATTATCATCCTTATATACTGGCATTTTGCTTCTCCCTCCTCAAAATTGGCAAAAAATAATAAGGGTAGGCGTGCTACCCGTGAAAATTGTATAAAAAAGAGAGAGCGCAGATGCACCCTCTCATGTCGCAAATATTTCAGCGACTTGTCTAATTTGAAGCTTGCCGCAAATATTTCAGCGGCTTGTTTTGTATATATGTAATATACCATCAAAGAGAGTGTAGTTCAAGCGATTTAACTAAGAAATCTAATTTTTATACTATTTTCAATTTTATCTACTGTTTCTTTTGAATATGATATTTCTCCGGCAGGGTCATACCTATTAATTTTCGATATTCTATCCTTGCTGATTGTAGTGATATTTAAAACGTTAGCATAGGTCTTTTTATACTTGAATCGCTCATATCTTTTGCGAACCTTCGAATATTTTTTGAAGTCGTCATTCAGCGATTTGTTTTCATCAAGTAATTTTTGATCGTATGGGTTTTCTGCTTTTGACACCTTTTCAAGATTGTTCATGATTTTTTTAGCTAAATCCTTACCCGTTACGTCCATTTTTTCCAATACTAAAGGTAACAAATCTTCTTCGATATGCACATTGAATTTACTTCTGGAAGATGTAAGTGGAACTACCGTTAATATTGGATTTTTATTTGAATCGTGATTATTAAGTACCATACAAAAATGGTTTCCAGAAAACTCTCTGCCAACATTAACACCTAACTTTACATAAATTATAGTGCCTTTTTTATATCTGGTGTAACTTTTGTTTTCTTTTAACAATCTAACTTCATCCAATAAAAACTCTGAATATTCAAGACACCATGAATTCATATATTTAAATTTGTAAATCTCGCTATTTTGAATCTTTTTAAAATTATTAACTGCTGTTTCTAAAGGTGCGTTCTCTTCCATCCCTCATCCTCCTCACGCCACATAGGCGCTATTAATCTTCCTTCTTTCTTATTGAAAAAATAAAAAAGATGATTGGGATGCTTAACATTAATGGAAAAAATATGACTATTGGTAATGACAGTACCGCCATATATAAGAAGAATTTATCAAAATTATATTTTCTCATTTTCATTTCTCCTTTGTTTATATTTATATTAAAGCTCCATACAGGCGCTATTAATCAATGCCTAATAATTGTTGTTTTTTCTTATCGAACTCTTCTTGAGAGAGTACTCCGGCGTCTAATAATTCTTTATATTTTATTAATTCGTCAGCAACAGAAAAACTCGTTTTTTCAGAATTGGATGGTTTCATAGAACTTTCACGAATAGAGATTTGTTCTTGTATTGTTTCTGCCATTCTAGATACAGTATTTTTTGTTATGCTACCTATAGTGATGCTTGATGAACCGTGATGTATAATTATTTCGCCAAAAAGAAGTCCTTTTTTATACGAAACGGAATTGATTTTCTCGAATGGAAATTCATGAAATTTCAAACCGTATATCATCCCTTTATCTAAGAATAACAATCTTAGATCAGTACATACTATTAAGTAGGTATTATTATTGTATAATCCCGAAGTTACATACATTATGTTCTCGTTATCTTTTAAAATCATAGGTAGTTCTTTCACTTCTTTTTTTGTACCAAACAAATCCTCGACTCCTATTTCGTTAAATCTTTGGTAAATTTTAGATAAGTTTTCGTCAGATTTATTGATTTCACTTTCAAATCTCACTTCTTTTCTAGGTTTGCTTTGATATTCTTTTAAAATCTCTCTTTTATCTTCAATAGATAGTTGCTTGTATTGTTTCTTTTCTTCTTTTGTTTTAGTGGCTAAATATTGACTTTCAATCATACTTTCTTTGAATGTTAATCTGTTTTTAAGTAATTCTTTCATTTTTTATTTCTCCTTTATTTTTTGATTGTTAAATTGTTAGATCATAAACATATTTAAATTCATTTATAAAATCAGATTTGCTTTCCATTTTCTCTTCTAAAAAACTTAAGTAGTTTTCTGGATGGTAACTTTCGTTACTTGACATATAGTCGTTTAATCCATTGTGTATATGTCTTCTGATTACTTTTATCGCTATACGGGTCGCTTGTAAACTCATTTGATACTTATATGAAATTTGCTCAATATTAAAGTTATCTATATATTTGTATCTTATATGTAAAGGAAACAATAAACATGAAGCAAATGAGTTTGCTTCATATTCTTCAGCAATTCTTCTATAATAATCTTTATATGTGAATGTTTTGTTTAAATTAACTCCAGTATGTCCCATTACAAAATGACCATATTCATGAGCTAAAGTAAACCTTAGACGATTCATAGGCAGTGAATCGTTATAAACTATAATCGCTTTATCTCCTTTTCTAATATGAAACGCTTCTTCTGAACCGAAAATTGAAGGTATTTTAAAATATAAAGTGCCAGTATTCTGAGAAAATTCAGAGAAAGTCACTAATTTAATACGTTTATCTTTTGAGATGATTTCAAATATATCTAAAGGAAAAGATAAGTTATATAGACCATTTGTTATCTCATAAACTGCTTTCGCAGATTTTAAAAAAGATTTTTCATAATTTAATTTCAATTAAAAAGCCCCTTTGTTACTTAGTTAAATCATCCCAATCATCAAACATTGCTTCTAATATAGTCAAAGCTTTTTGTCTTTGTGCCTCCGTCATATTCTCTGTAGCTCTATGCATAATAAGAATATCTTCGTTTTTATCTTCTCCGGAATACTCATCTTTTTCTCTACCTAATAAGTAATCGACTGATACATCAAAGTGATCGGCAATTTTTTGCACCTTATCAATACCTGGTTTGGTTTTCTCCCATCTTCTGATTTGTCCGTTTGAAAACCCTAAAGTTCTCTCTAATTCAGCAAAAGTTATACCTTTTGAATTGCACAAATTACGGATTCTTTGTACTAAATTCATAAATTTCTCCTATCACAGATTAACTTTTTTGCTATTATTGTTGACAATTAGCATAAAAGTTAATATACTGTATTTAAGCTTTAAATTTAGCTTATTAAACACATAACAATTATTCGTTGGGGAACGAGTATTTAAAGCCTTTATGACAGACGTTGCGAATTGTTATAGGTCTATTAAACTATGCTTAAATATTAGCATAAAAGTTATCGTTGTTCAATAGATAATTTATTTGCTTAGAAAAAATGTTATAGGAGGTGCTAATATGTCGACAACTGATTTCGGTTTGAAAGTGAGAACAGAGTTATTAAAACGTGACATGACAAACAAGCAACTTGCAGAAATGTTAGAAATTTCAAGTGCTTACTTATCAGACATTTTACGTGGACGTAGAGACGCATTTGAACAAAAGAAACGCATTGCGAGAATTTTAGAAATTAAAGAAGAGGTGAAGAGTTAATGAATGAAATTAAAACTTTCAGTAACGATATGTTTTCAATCTTAATCAAACAAGATAATGAAAATAATTTATTCGATTTGGAAACTGTCGCAAAAAGTTTGGGGTTCACTCAGTTTAAAAATGGCAAGCAATATATTCGTTGGGAAACTATCAATAAATATTTAGGTAAATATCTTTCCCAAGAAGTTGGGAAAGGTGATTTCATACCAGAAGCAATGGTTTATAAGTTGGCTTTTAAAGCAGGTAATTCAACAGCAGAAAAATTTCAAGATTGGTTAGCAATGGAAGTTTTACCTGCCATTCGAAAACACGGCATCTACGCAACGGACAATGTAATTGAACAAACATTAAAAGATCCAGACTACATTATTACAGTGTTGACTGAGTATAAGAAAGAAAAAGAGCAAAACTTACTTTTACAACAAGAAATCGGAGAACTAAAACCCAAAGCAGACTATGTAGATGAAATCTTAAAGTCAACTGGCACATTAGCCACAACTCAAATCGCGGCAGACTACGGTATATCAGCACAAAAGTTAAACAAACTACTACACGAAGCTAGACTACAACGAAAAGTAAATAAACAGTGGGTGCTTTACTCAGAACACATGGGCAAGAGTTACACAGATTCAGACACTATAACAATTGTGCGTTCTGATGGCAGAGAAGACACAGTTTTACAAACTAGATGGACACAAAAAGGCAGATTGAAAATACATGAAATCATGACTGAATTCGGTTATGAAGCTAACGTAACTGCTTAACAGGAGGGCACAGCAAATGCAAGCTCAAAACAAAAAAGTCATCTATTACTACTATGACGAAGAAGGTAATAGACGACTATTATCAATTGGTAATTTAGATACCTATTTATTAGCAGATATCAAATCAAGATTTGGTTTATATAAAAAGGCAATCCCTGATTTAGATAATCTATACATTCAAATAGATGGTATCGAATTTAAATTATATTAAATTTTTGGAAATGCAAAGGAGCATAAACAAATGAACACGTTATACAAAACAACCCTCCTCATCACAATGGCAGTTGTGACGTGGAAGGTTTGGAAGATAATTATAAAAATGGTGTGAAACTATTTAAAATCTTTTCTTTTATTCTTTAAATCAAAAGCATTAGCAAGACACGAAGCGACATAGCATACAGCTATTACCGCAGTTGAAAAGAAGTAATTCACGTAATCATCATTAGCAGTCCTGACAAACATATTAACAGCAACACTTTTAGCAACAGTTAATGAAACATCGTGTACAAACGATGAGGAAGGAGCCAAAAAATATTGATTGATAGATTTATAGAATATCTTATCACTTTCTTTGGTATTTACGTCATCTATTGGATGGGCAGAATTGACGGTTTTACCAAGAACAGGGACATCGACAGTATCGACAAAAGACTTTCTCAAATGAGTGCTAACTTTGCGGACTTCATTCTCCGGAAAGCTGTTAGAACTTATGAATTCATCAAGAATTTTTTCAGAAAATAAATTAGATTTGAACATTGGATGATTCTTAGTTACTTGATGCATATAGGAAGCCCAATCAGATAATTTCGATTGGTTAATTCTAATGCTATTCATAACATTATTAACCGTCGATTGAATTTCCAGAGCGTTCATAACATACGAATTATTCATAGTATTTGCGGCTTTAGCGTAAGCTTCGACAGGCAATTTAGACAAGATAGCTTGATTTTTCTTTATTAAATCTAACTGTCGTTGAGTGAGATTTATATTATTCATAATTATCACCTCCTTTCACTAGGAGATAACTAAATTATACACAACACAAAAATAAAAAGGAGAAAAAGATATGATAAAAAATAGTTTGCAAGCTAAAGAACTTGCGGTAATTTTATCTGTTTCAAAATCCAAAGCAGGACAAATAATAAGAGAACTGAATAAAGAGCTTGAAGACGAAGGGTACATTGCGATACGAGGCAGAATACCAGTCCAATTAGCTAGAGAAAAATTCCCTTATCACGGCTTGTCAGACGAGAGAATAATGGAGGCGTTGAAAAAAGAAAATGAGTAACATTTATAAAAGCTACCTATTAGCAGTACTGTGCTTCACAGTCTTAGCGATTGTACTTATGCCATTGCTGTACTTCACTACAGCATGGTCAATTGCAGGGTTCGCAAGTATAGCGACATTCATATTTTATAAGGAATACTTTTATGAAGAATAAAAAAAACTGCTACTTGCGCCAACAAGTAACAGTGACAAACGATTAACAAAATTAATTCGTGTTCAATATAAAACGAAAAATGGAGGAAGTCAAGATGTATTACGAAATAGGCGAAATCATACGCAAAAATATTCATGTTAACGGATTCGATTTTAAGCTATTCATTTTAAAAGGTCATATGGGCATATCAATACAAGTTAAAGATATGAACAACGTACCAATTAAACATGCTTATGTCGTAGATGAGAATGACTTAGATATGGCATCAGACTTATTTAACCAAGCAATAGATGAATGGATTGAAGAGAACACAGACGAACAGGACAGACTAATTAACTTAGTCATGAGATGGTAGGAGGTCGCTATGAAGCAGACTGTAACTTATCTAATCAAGCATAAAGATGAAAATCTATTTATTACAAACCGACCAACCGAAGTGAACGATACAGTGAAGTATTCAACTGATATGCGAGACGCAAGAGAATTCGACGGACTAGACAAAACTGTTATTGATATGTCTAAGCACAAAGCAATCAAGAAAACAGTGACAGAAACAATTGAGTATGAGGAGGTAGAACATGACTGAGGAAAAACAAGAACCACAAGAAAAAGTAAGCATACTCAAAAAACTAAAGATAAATAATATCGCTGAGAAAAATAAAAGGAAATTCTATAAATTTGCAGTATACGGAAAAATTGGCTCAGGAAAAACCACTTTTGCTACAAGAGATAAAGACGCTTTCGTCATTGACATTAACGAAGGTGGAACAACGGTTACTGACGAAGGATCAGACGTAGAAATCGAGAACTATCAACACTTTGTTTATGTTGTAAATTTTTTACCTCAAATTTTACAGGAGATGAGAGAAAACGGACAAGAAATCAATGTTGTAGTTATTGAAACTATTCAAAAACTTAGAGATATGACATTGAATGATGTGATGAAAAATAAGTCTAAAAAACCAACGTTTAATGATTGGGGAGAAGTTGCTGAACGAATTGTCAGTATGTACAGATTAATAGGAAAACTTCAAGAAGAATACAAATTCCACTTTGTTATTACAGGTCATGAAGGTATCAACAAAGATAAAGATGATGAAGGTAGCACTATCAACCCTACTATCACTATTGAAGCGCAAGAACAAATTAAAAAAGCTATTACTTCTCAAAGTGATGTGTTAGCTAGGGCAATGATTGAAGAATTTGATGATAACGGAGAAAAGAAAGCTAGATATATTCTAAACGCTGAACCTTCTAATACGTTTGAAACAAAGATTAGACATTCACCTTCAATAACAATTAACAATAAGAAATTTGCAAATCCTAGCATTACGGACGTAGTAGAAGCAATTAGAAATGGAAACTAAAAATTAATTAAAAGGACGGTATTTAATTATGAAAATCACAGGACAAGCGCAATTTACTAAAGAAACAAATCAAGAAAAGTTTTATAACGGCTCAGCAGGGTTTCAAGCTGGAGAATTCACAGTGAAAGTTAAAAATATTGAATTCAATGATAGAGAAAATAGATATTTCACAATCGTATTTGAAAATGATGAAGGCAAACAATATAAACATAATCAATTTGTACCGCCGTATAAATATGATTTCCAAGAAAAACAATTGATTGAATTAGTTACTCGATTAGGTATTAAGTTAAATCTTCCTAGCTTAGATTTTGATACCAATGATCTTATTGGTAAGTTTTGTCACTTGGTATTGAAATGGAAATTCAATGAAGATGAAGGTAAGTATTTTACGGATTTTTCATTTATTAAACCTTACAAAAAGGGCGATGATGTTGTTAACAAATCTATTCCGAAGACAGATAAGCAAAAAGCTGAAGAAAATAACGGGGCACAACAACAAACATCAATGTCTCAACAAAGCAATCCATTTGAAAGCGGTGGCCAATTTGGATATGACGACCAAGATTTAGCGTTTTAAGGTGTGGTTTAAATGCAATACATTACAAGATACCAGAAAGACAATGACGGCACTTATTCCGTCGTTGCTACTGGTGTTGAACTTGAACAAAGTCACATTGACTTACTAGAAAACGGATATCCACTAAAAGCAGAAGTAGAGGTTCCGGATAATAAAAAACTATCTATAGAACAACGCAAAAAAATATTCGCAATGTGTAGAGATATAGAACTTCACTGGGGAGAACCGGTGGAATCAATTAGAAAATTATTACAAACAGAATTGGAAATTATGAAAGGTTATGAAGAAATCAGTCTGCGCGACTGTTCTATGAAAGTTGCAAGGGAGTTAATAGAACTGATTATAGCGTTTATGTTTCATCATCAAATACCTATGAGCATAGAAACAAGCAAGTTGTTAAGTGAAGATAAAGCACTATTGTATTGGGCTACAATCAACCGCAACTGTGTAATTTGTGGAAAGCCTCACGCAGACCTAGCGCATTATGAAGCAGTCGGCAGAGGAACGAACAGAAACAAGATGAATCACTACGACAAACATGTATTAGCGTTATGTCGCGAACATCATAACCAGCAACATGCGATTGGTGTTAAGTCATTTGATGATAAATATCAATTGCATGACTCGTGGATAAAAGTTGATGAGAGGCTCAACGAAATGCTGAAAGGAGAAAACAATGGGAGAAGTATCGTGGATAAAACTTAAAGTTGGCATGTTTGATGACAGCAAAATCAAATATATCGAAGCTTTACCCGAAAGAGATACGATCATAACCATTTGGGTTAAGCTGCTAACTTTATCAGGAAAGTACAACGAACAAGGTTACATTATGTTATCTGAAAACTTGCCGTATAACGAAGAAATGTTAGCAAATGAGTTTAGCCGACCTATTAACTCAATAAGGTTAGCAATTCAAACTTTTGAGACATTGGGCATGATTGAAAAAGTTAATGGTGTCATAAAAGTGACAAACTGGGAAAAGCACCAAAACATCGAAGGACTCGAGAAAATCAGGGCGCAGAACAGGTTGAGGAAACAAAAGCAACGAGAAAACAACAGAAAATTGCTAAATGGTCACGTGACGTCACGTGACAGTCACGCAACAGAAGAAGATAAAGAATTAGATAAAGAATTAGAAAGAGATAAAGAAAAAGATATAGATAAGAACTTAAGTTCAAATAATAGCGCAACTGACGTTACGCATGAGCAATTTGAGGAATGGTGGAAACTTTACAACAAGAAAAAAGATAAGAAGATGTCTTTCGCTAAATTCAAATCATGCTTAAAGAAACATACTTTTGAGCAAATCATGCAAGGTACTCGAGAATATTTAAAAACTATTACAGACAAACAATATCAAAAGTACCCTAAAACGTTTTTAACTAACGAAAGCTATATGAATGATTATAGCGAAGAGATTAAAGAAACTGGCATAGATCAATTGGAACGTATGAAGTACGACGAAAGTTATTGGGACTAGGAGGATCTTATGAAACCGTTATTCAACGAAAAAATAAACGAAAGTTTAAAAAAGTATCAACCAATCGAAGTAATACTAAGACAGAATTGCGATAAATGTGGGCGTCAATACGACTTATATAAGTTTGAAAATGGATATAAATACAAAGACGGTTGCGAATGCGAAATTCAAAGATTGGCTTATGAAGAATACAAAAGGAATAAACAAAAGAAACTTGATTATATTTTCAATCAATCAAATGTTAATCCGTCATTAAGAGATGCAACAGTCAACAACTATAAGCCACAAAATGAAAAACAAGTACAAGCTAAACAAACAGCAATAGAGTACGTACAAGGCTTCTCTACAAAAGAACCAAAATCATTAATATTGCAAGGTTCATATGGAACTGGTAAAAGCCACCTAGCATACGCTATCGCAAAAGCAGTTAAAGCTAAAGGACATACGGTTGCTTTTATGCATATACCAATGTTAATGGATCGTATCAAAGCGACATACAACAAAAATGCAGTTGAGACTACAGATGAGTTAGTCAGATTGTTAAGCGATATTGATTTACTTGTACTAGATGATATGGGTGTAGAGAACACAGAACATACTTTAAACAAACTTTTCAGCATTGTTGATAACAGAGTAGGTAAAAACAATATCTTTACAACAAACTTTAGTGATAAAGAACTAAATCAAAATATGAACTGGCAACGTATCAATTCAAGAATGAAACACAATGCGAGAAAAGTAAGAGTAATCGGAGATGATTTCAGGGAGCGAGATGCATGGTAATAACAAAACAAAATATAAAAGAAATATTACATTGTAGAGATGTATATGCTCAAAAGATGATTGATTTTGCAAACGGAGACCAAGAGAAACTTAAAAAACTTATTGATGATAAGTTGAAAGAAAAAGAAGAAAGATCCGCTATCGTCGAATATTAAGGAGTGTTAAAAATGCCGAAAGAAAAATATTACTTATACCGAGAAGATGGCACGGAAGATATTAAGGTCATCAAGTATAAAGACAACGTAAATGAAGTTTATTCGCTCACAGGAGCCCATTTCAGCGACGAAAAGAAAATTATGACTGATAGTGACCTAAAACGATTCAAGGGCGCTCACGGGCTTCTATATGAGCAAGAACTAGGGTTACAAGCAACGATATTTGATATTTAGAGGTGGATGATGAGTAAATACAACGCTAAGAAAGTTGAGTACAAAGGAATTGTATTTGATAGCAAAGTAGAGTGTGAATATTACCAATATTTAGAAAGTAATATGAATGGCACTAACTATGATCGTATCGAACTACAACCGAAATTTGAATTACAACCTAAATTCGGGAAACAAAGACCGATTACGTATATAGCCGATTTCTCTTTGTGGAAGGAAGGGAAACTGGTTGAAGTTGTAGACGTTAAAGGTAAGGCGACCGAAGTTGCCAACATCAAAGCGAAGATATTCAGATATCAGTATAGAGATGTGAATTTAACGTGGATATGTAAAGCGCCTAAATACACAGGCAAAACATGGATTACTTACGAGGAATTAATTAAAGCAAGACGAGAACGCAAAAGAGAAATGAAGTGATCTAATGCAACAACAAGCATATATAAATGCAACGATTGATATAAGAATACCTACAGAAGTTGAATATAAGCATTTTGGTGATGTGGATAACGAAAAAGATGCGCTGGCAGATTACTTATATAACAATCCTAACGAAATACTAGAGTATGACAATTTAAAAATTAGAAACGTAAATATAGAGGTGGAATAAATGAGTATCGTAAAGATTAACGGTAAACCATATAAATTTACCGAACATGAAAATGAATTGATAAAAAAGAATGGTTTAACTCCAGGAATGGTTGCAAAAAGAGTACGAGGTGGCTGGGCGTTGTTAGAAGCCTTAAACGCACCTTATGGCATGCGCCTAGCTGAGTATAAAGAAATCGTGTTATCCAAAATCATGGAGCGAGAGAGCAAAGAGCGTGAAATGGCTAGGCAACGACGTAAAGAAGCTGAGCTAAGAAGAAAGAAGCCACATTTGTTTAATGTACCTCAAAAACATTCACGTGATAAGTACTGTTTCGATGTCACTTATAACCAAATGTTCAAGAAATGGAGTGAAGCATAATGAGCGTAATCAGTAACAGAAAAGTAGATATGAACGAAGCGCAAGACAATGTTAAGCAACCAGCGCACTACACATACGGCGACATTGAAATTATAGATTTTATCGAACAGGTTACGGCACAGTATCCACCTCAACTAGCATTCGCAATAGGTAATGCAATCAAATACTTGTCTAGAGCACCGTTAAAGAATGGTCATGAGGATTTAGCAAAGGCGAAGTTTTACGTCCAAAGAGCTTTTGACTTGTGGGAGGGTTAACTATGGCAACTCAAAAACAAGTTGAATATGTGATGTCATTACAGGAACAACTGGAATTGGAAGACTGCGAAAAATATACAGACGAACAAGTTAAAGCAATGAGTCATAAAGAAGTTAGCAATGTGATTGAAAACTATAAGACAAGCATAAGGAACGAAGAGCTATATGATGAATGCATGTCGTTTGGTCTACCTAATTGTTAAAAGGAGTGATGACTATGACAGATAACGCACGCAAAGAATACTTAAATCAATTTTTCGGATCTAAGAGATATCTGTATCAGGATAACGAACGAGTGGCACATATCCATGTAGTGAATGGCATTTATTACTTTCACGGGCATATCGTACCAGGCTGGCAAGGCGTGAAAAAGACATTTGATACAACCGAAGAGCTCGAAACATATATAAAGCAACATGGTTTGGAATACGAGGAACAGAAGCAACTAACTTTATTTTAAGGAGATGGAAATAATGAAAATCAAAACTGCAAGCATAGAGGTCGAAAAAGTGGAGGTAGTAGTATGATGCCGAAATTTAGAGCGTGGGATAAAGATAAAAAAGTTATGAGTTTTATTGACGAAATCGATTTTAATAGTGGGTACATTTTGATTTCAACAGGTTATAAAAGTTTCAATGAAGTAAAACTATTACAATACACAGGATTTAAAGATGTGCACGGTGTGGAGATTTATGAGGGGGATATTGTTCAAGATTCTTATTCCGGAGAAGTAAGTTTTATCGATTTTAAAGAAGGAGCCTTTTATATAACTTTTAGCAATGTAACTGAATTAATAAGTGAAAATGACGATATTATTGAAATTATTGGAAATATTTTTGAAAATGAGGAGCTATTGGAGGTTATGAGATGACGGTCACCTTATCAGATGAACAATATAAAAACCTTTGTACTAAATTAAACAAGTTATTAGGTAAATTTCACAAAGCATTAAAAGAACGTGATGAGTACAAGAAGCAACAAGATGAGCTTATCGTGGATATAGGTAAGTTAAGAGAACGTAACAAAGAGTTGGAGAACATGTGGCGCACTCTTAAAAATGAATTGCTTGGAAGATACGAACATTACTGTTTTAAATTTAGAGAACTACACCCTGAGAGCAAAGCGAACAGGATAGGAGCTCTCTATATAGGAGGTAAAAGCACTGCAGATATTATAATGTCGCGAATGGAAGAACTAGACGGAACAAATGAGTTCTACGAATTTTTAGGGCAAATGGAGGAAGACACAAATGAATAACCGTGAACAAATAGAACAATCCGTTATAAGTGCTAGTGCGTATAACGGCAATGACACAGAGGGATTACTAAAAGAGATTGAGGACGTATATAAGAAAGCGCAAGCGTTTGATGAAATACTTGAGGGAATGACAAATGCTATTCAACATTCAGTTAAAGAAGGTATTGAACTTGATGAAGCAGTAGGGATTGTGGCAGGTCAAGTTGTCTATAAATATGAGGAGGAACAGGAAAATGACTAACACATTAACAATTGATCAGTTACAAGAGTTATTACAAATACAAAAGGAGTTCGACGATAGAATACCAACTAGAAATTTAAATGACACAGTAGCTAGTATGATTATTGAATTTGTAGAGTGGATTAACACACTTGAGTTTTTTAAAAATTGGAAGAAACAACCAGGTAAGCCACTAGATACACAATTAGATGAGATTGCTGATTACTTAGCTTTCAGTTTGCAATTAACTCTGACTATTGTTGATGAAGAAGATTTGGAAGAAACTACTGAGGTTATGGTTGATTTGATTGAAAATGAAGTTACTTTACCTAAACTACATTCAGTTTATTTTGTTCATGTAATGCATACACTAACAGAACAATTTGTAAAAGGTATTGATAATAGTATTGTACAAGTTTTAATAATGCCTTTTTTGTACGCCAATACTTACTATACAATCGACCAACTCATTGACGCATACAAAAAGAAAATGAAAAGGAACCACGAAAGACAAGATGGAACAGCAGACGCAGGAAAAGGATACGTGTAAAGATATCTTAGATCGAGTCAAGGAGGTTTTGGGGAAGTGACACAATACTTAGTCACAACATTCAAAGATTCAACAGGACAACCACATGAACATTTTACTGCTGTTAGAGATAATCAGACGTTTACAGTTGTTGAGGCGGAGAGTAAAGAAGAAGCGAAAGAGAAGTACGAGGCACAAGTTAAAAGGGATGCAATTATTAAATTAGGTCAGTTGTTTGAAAATATAAGGGAGTGTGGGAAATGACGGATGTTAAAATTAAAACTATTTCAGGTGGAGTTTATTTTGTAAAAACAGCTGAACCTTTTGAAAAATATGTTGAAAGAATGACGAGTTTTAATGGTTATATTTACGCAAGTACTATAATCAAGCAACCAACGTATATTAAAACAGATACGATTGAATCAATCACACTTATTGAGGAGCGTGGGAAATGAATCAGCTGAGAATTTTATTACATGACGGTAGTAGTTTGATATTACATGAAGATGAATTATTTAACGAAATAGTATTTGTTTTGGACAATTTTAGAAATGATGATGACTATTTAACGATAGAAAAAGATTATGGCAGAGAACTTGTATTGAACAAAGGTTATATAGTTGGGATCAATGTTGAGGAGGCAGACGATGATTAATATTCCTAAAATGAAATTCCCGGAAAAGTACACTGAAATAATCAAAAAATATAAAAATAAAACACCTGAAGAAAAAGCTAAGATTGAAGATGATTTCATTAAAGAAATTAATGATAAAGACAGTGAATTTTACAGTCCTATGATGGCTAATATGAATGAACATGAATTAAGGGCTATGTTAAGAATGATGCCTAGTTTAATTGATACTGGAGATGACAATGATGATTAAAAAACTTAAAAATATGGATTGGTTTGATATCTTTATTGTTGGAATACTGCGATTATTCGGCGTAATCGCACTGATGCTTGTTGTCATATCGCCTATCTATACAGTGGCTAGTTACCAAAACAAAGAAGTACATCAAGGGACAATTACAGATAAATATAACAAGAGACAAGATAAAGAAGACAAGTTCTATATTGTGTTAGACAACAAGCAAGTCATCGAAAACTCTGACTTACTATTCAAAAAGAAATTTGATAGCGCAGACATACAAGCTAGGTTAAAAGTAGGCGACAAAGTAGAAGTTAAAACGATTGGTTATAGAATACACTTTTTAAATTTATATCCGGTCTTATACGAAGTAAAGAAGGTAGATAAATAATGATTAAACAAACATTAAGACTATTATTCTTACTAGCGATGTATGAGCTAGGTAAGTATGTAACTGAGAAAGTATATATTATGACGACGGCTAATGATGATGTAGAGGCGCCGAGTGACTTCGCAAAGTTGAGCGATCAGTCTGATTTGATGAGGGCGGAGGTGTCAGAGTAGATGATGTGGTTAGTCATAGCAATTATATTACTAGTCATCTTATTGTTTGGTGTGATGTTGCAAGCTGAACAGTTAAAAGGCGATGTGAAAGTTAAAGAGCGGGAGATAGAGATATTAAGAAGTAGATTGAGACATTTTGAAGGTTAACGGGGGTTAAACAAATGAGTTTGAGAAAATCAACGCAAAGATATTTAGAAAGTGAATTAAGCAATTACAATTACTTCGATAAAGATATAGCGCGTGTAAGAGATGAAGTTTTAAACCCGTGGAGTCAACAAGATACTAATATCGGTGGAGATAGGGTGCAAAGCAATGTAAGTGTAACTGAAATAAAAGCTATTAGAGTTGTTAATGATAGAAGATTATCGCAATTGGCCAGAATGAAATCGGCTATAGAGGTTGTATATAATCATAGCACTACAGAAACTCAAAAACTTATGGAACTTTATTATTTTAAAAAGCCTAGAACATTAAATTTAACTGGTGTAGCTCAAGAAATAAATGTAAGTAAGTCTACTGCTTATGATATGAGGAAAGACATACTAGTTAGATTAGCAGATGAATTAGGTATAATACATTAAGTTTGGAAAAAGTCTGGAAAAATAACGTCACTTTCGGTGTTAATATGATAGCGTAAGATATTGACTATCTTACTGCGTTTCCCTTATCGCAATTAGGAATAAAGGATCTATGTGGGTTGGCTGATTATAGCCAATCCCTTTTTTAATTTTAAAAAGCGTATAGCGCGAGAGTTGGTGGTAAATGAAATGAACGAAAAACAAAAGAGATTCGCAGATGAATATATAATGAATGGATGTAATGGTAAAAAAGCAGCAATTTCAGCAGGTTATAGTAAGAAAACAGCAGAGTCTTTAGCAAGTCGATTGTTAAGAAATGTTAATGTTTCGGAATATATTAAAGAACGATTAGAACAGATACAAGAAGAGCGTTTAATGAGTATTACAGAAGCTTTAGCGTTATCTGCTTCTATTGCTAGAGGAGAACCTCAAGAGGCTTACAGTAAGAAATATGACCATTTAAACGATGAAGTGGAAAAAGAGGTTACTTACACAATCACACCAACTTTTGAAGAGCGTCAGAGATCTATTGACCACATACTAAAAGTTCATGGTGCGTATATCGATAAAAAAGAAATTACTCAGAAGAATATTGAGATTAATATTGGTGAGTACGATGACGAAAGTTAAATTAAACTTTAACAAACCATCTAATGTTTTCAATAGAAACATATTCGAAATACTAACCAATTACGATAACTTCACTGAAGTACATTACGGTGGAGGTTCGAGCGGTAAGTCTCACGGCGTTATACAAAAAGTTGTACTTAAAGCATTGCAAGACTGGAAATATCCTAGGCGTATACTATGGCTTAGAAAAGTCCAATCAACAATTAAAGATAGTTTATTCGAAGATGTCAAAGATTGTTTGATAAACTTCGGTATTTGGGACATGTGCCTTTGGAATAAGACTGATAACAAAGTTGAATTGCCAAACGGCGCAGTTTTTTTGTTTAAAGGATTAGATAACCCAGAGAAAATAAAGTCGATAAAAGGCATATCAGACATAGTCATGGAAGAAGCGTCTGAATTCACACTAAATGATTACACGCAATTAACGTTGCGTTTGAGGGAGCGTAAACACGTGAATAAGCAAATATTTTTGATGTTTAACCCAGTATCTAAACTGAATTGGGTTTATAAGTATTTCTTTGAACATGGTGAACCAATGGAAAATGTCATGATTAGACAATCTAGTTATCGAGATAATAAGTTTCTTGATGAAATGACACGACAAAACTTAGAGTTGTTAGCAAATCGTAATCCAGCATATTACAAAATTTATGCGTTAGGTGAATTTGCTACACTAGACAAATTGGTTTTCCCTAAGTATGAAAAACGTTTAATAAATAAAGATGAGTTAAGACATTTACCTTCTTATTTTGGATTGGACTTTGGCTACGTTAATGATCCTAGTGCTTTTATACATTCTAAAATAGATGTAAAGAAAAAGAAGTTATACATCATTGAAGAGTATGTTAAACAAGGTATGCTGAATGATGAAATAGCTAATGTCATAAAGCAACTTGGTTATGCTAAAGAAGAAATTACAGCAGATAGTGCAGAACAAAAAAGTATAGCTGAATTAAGGAATCTAGGGCTTAAAAGGATTTTACCAACCAAAAAAGGGAAGGGCTCGGTTGTACAAGGGTTACAATTCTTAATGCAATTTGAAATCATTGTTGATGAACGTTGTTTCAAGACTATTGAAGAGTTTGACAACTACACATGGCAAAAGGACAAAGATACAGGTGAATATACCAATGAACCAGTAGATACATACAATCATTGTATCGATTCGTTGCGTTATTCAGTGGAACGATTCTACAGACCGGTTAGAAAACGCACAAATCTCAGTTCGAAAGTTGACACAATAAAATCTCTAGGATTATAGGAGGGAACAAATGTTAAAAGTAAACGAATTTGAAACAGATACAGATCTACGGGGAAACATAAATTACTTATTTAATGATGAAGCCAATGTTGTTTACACATATGACGGGACGGAATCCGATTTATTACAAAACGTTAATGAAGTAAGTAAATACATTGAACATCACATGGATTACCAACGACCTAGATTGAAAGTGTTAAGTGATTATTACGAAGGTAAAACTAAGAACTTAGTTGAGTTAACACGACGCAAAGAAGAGTACATGGCAGATAACCGTGTAGCGCATGATTACGCATCTTATATTAGCGATTTTATCAACGGCTATTTCTTGGGTAATCCAATTCAATATCAAGATGATGACAAAGATGTATTAGAAGCTATTGAGGCGTTCAATGATTTAAATGATGTTGAGTCACACAATAGATCTTTAGGATTAGATTTGTCAATTTATGGCAAAGCTTATGAGTTAATGATTAGAAACCAAGATGATGAAACGCGTTTATACAAGAGTGATGCAATGAGTACTTTTGTCATATACGACAATACAATTGAACGTAATAGTATCGCAGGCGTTAGATATTTAAGAACTAAACCAATAGACAAGACTGACGAAGATGAAGTGTTTACAGTTGATTTATTCACTTCACACGGTGTTTATAGATATCTTACCAGTAGAACAAATGGATTGAAGCTCACACCACGTGAAAACGGTTTTGAATCACACTCTTTCGAACGTATGCCTATTACAGAATTTAGCAACAACGAAAGAAGAAAAGGGGATTATGAGAAAGTAATCACTTTAATTGATTTGTATGATAATGCTGAATCAGATACTGCTAACTATATGAGTGATTTAAATGACGCTATGTTACTTATTAAAGGTAATTTAAATTTAGATCCTGTAGAAGTTAGAAAACAAAAGGAAGCTAACGTGTTGTTTTTAGAACCGACTGTTTATGCTGATAGCGAAGGTAGAGAAACAGAAGGCTCTGTTGATGGTGGTTATATTTATAAGCAATACGATGTACAAGGTACCGAAGCTTATAAAGACCGTTTAAACAGTGATATACACATGTTTACCAACACGCCTAACATGAAAGATGATAACTTTAGCGGCACTCAATCGGGCGAGGCAATGAAATACAAATTATTTGGATTGGAACAACGTACTAAAACTAAAGAAGGATTGTTTACTAAAGGGTTAAGACGTCGTGCTAAGTTGTTAGAGACAATACTTAAAAATACATGGTCGATTGACGCTAACAAAGATTTCAATACTGTTAGATACGTATACAACAGAAACTTACCTAAATCATTGATTGAAGAATTAAAAGCTTATATTGATTCTGGTGGGAAGATTAGCCAAACAACTTTAATGTCTCTATTCTCGTTCTTCCAAGACCCTGAATTAGAAGTTAAGAAAATCGAAGAAGATGAGAAAGAATCTATTAAAAAAGCTCAAAAAGGTATTTATAAAGACCCTAGAGACATCAATGATGACGAACAAGATGATGATACAAAAGATACTGTTGATAAAAAGGAATGATTGTAATTGCCTAACAAAAACACTCAAGAATATTGGGAAGAACGCGGACGCAAAGCAATCGAGAATGAGTTGAAGCGTGATAAAACTAAAGCTGAAGAAATAGAACGTATATTGAATATGATGATTAAGCGCATTGAAAAAGAGATCAATGCGTTTATTGTCAAGTACGGAGATTTTGCAGGCGTTACATTACAAGAAGCACAAAAGATTATTGATGAGTTCGATGTAAAAGCGTTTCAAGAAGAAGCAAAAAGATTGGTCGAAAACAAGGAGTTTAGCGATAGAGCAAATGAAGAATTAAAGAAGTATAACACGAAAATGTATGTATCTAGAGAACAGATGTTAAAGATTCAAATAGAATTCTTAATTGCTTATGCAACAGCTCAAACAGAATTATCGATGAGGGAATATTTCGAATCAACAGCTTATCGTGTGTTCAGTGATCAAGCGGGTATTTTAGGTGAAGGTGTACAAGTAGCTAAAGAAGTTATAGATACAATCGTTGATACACAATTTCATGGTGTCGTTTGGTCAGAGCGATTATGGACTAATACCGAAGCAATGAAACAAGAAGTAGAAGAAATAATTGCTAATGTAGTTATTAGAGGTCGACATCCTAATGAATATGTTAAAGATATGCGCAAGCACTTAAATAAATTCGAAGGCACAGCACGACAAAAGACCGCAGCAATTAAATCATTACTTTATACGGAATCGGCACGTGTTCACGCACAATCAAGCATTGACAGCATGAAAGAAATTTCACCGGAAGGATATTATATGTATATTGCAAAAATCGATAATAGAACAACTAAAGTATGCAAAGGGCTTAATGGAGAAATATTCAAAGTTAAAGACGCTAAAATTGGTGTTAATTTCTATCCTATGCATATCAATTGTCGTTCAGATTGCGCTTTACTACCTAAATCTATGTGGCCGAAAAAACCAAGCAAGAAACGAAAAACAAAATACTTCGGAGGGAAAGTGAAAAGCGGTGATTGATTTAAAAGTGAAGTTTTTTAAAGGCAAGTTAGTTTTGTATGACAGTAAATTAAATGTTTGGAGGATACTAATATGAGTAATACTGACAAATACCTTAGAGACATAGCAAGAGAATTAAAAGGTATACGTAAAGAGTTACAAAAGCGAAACGAAACAGTTATTATTGATGCAAACTTAGACAGTTTAAGGTCGGCAGTATTAGCCGATAAAGAAAAATCGAAATATAATGAACCTCTCTTTTAATAGCTAGCACTTAATTGTGTTGGCTATTTTTTATGTCCAAAACGTGCTGATGACATAAAAAGCACGCATGGAAAAACAGTCGACAGACTATAAATGGAGGTATATCTCATGGAAGAAAATAAACTTAAGTTTAATTTGCAATTTTTTGCAGACCAATCAGATGATCCGGACGAACCAGGCGGAGATGGTAAAAAAGGAAATCCTGATAAGAAAGAAAATGACGAAGGTACTGAAATAACTTTCACGCCAGAGCAACAAAAGAAAGTTGATGAAATACTTGAACGTCGTGTAGCCCACGAAAAGAAAAAAGCTGATGAGTATGCAAAAGAAAAAGCAGCAGAAGCTGCTAAAGAAGCTGCTAAATTAGCGAAAATGAACAAGGATCAAAAAGATGAATATGAACGCGAACAAATGGAAAAAGAACTGGAACAATTACGTTCAGAAAAACAATTAAACGAAATGCGTTCAGAAGCACGAAAAATGTTGAGTGAAGCGGAAGTTGATTCATCAGATGAGGTTGTCAATTTAGTTGTAACAGATACTGCTGAACAAACTAAATTGAATGTTGAAGCTTTTTCTAATGCAGTAAAAAAAGCGGTTAATGAAGCGGTTAAGGTTAACGCTAGACAATCGCCATTGACTGGTGGAGATTCATTTAATCACTCGACTAAAAATAAACCGCAAAACTTAGCTGAAATAGCTAGACAAAAAAGAATTATTAAAAATTAACGGAGGCATTTAAATGGAACAAACACAAAAATTAAAATTAAATTTGCAACATTTTGCAAGTAACAATGTTAAACCACAAGTATTTAACCCTGACAATGTAATGATGCATGAAAAGAAAGATGGCACGTTGTTAAACGACTTTACAACACCTATCTTACAAGAGGTTATGGAAAACTCTAAAATCATGCAATTAGGTAAGTACGAACCAATGGAAGGTACTGAGAAGAAGTTTACTTTTTGGGCTGATAAACCAGGTGCTTACTGGGTAGGTGAAGGTCAAAAAATCGAAACGTCTAAGGCTACTTGGGTTAATGCTACAATGAGAGCGTTTAAATTAGGGGTTATCTTACCAGTAACAAAAGAATTCTTGAATTACACTTATTCACAATTCTTTGAAGAAATGAAACCTATGATTGCTGAAGCTTTCTATAAAAAGTTTGACGAGGCAGGTATTTTGAATCAAGGTAACAATCCGTTCGGTAAATCAATTGCACAATCAATTGAAAAAACTAATAAGGTTATTAAAGGTGACTTCACACAAGATAACATTATTGATTTAGAGGCATTGCTTGAAGATGACGAATTAGAAGCAAATGCATTTATCTCAAAAACACAAAACAGAAGCTTGTTACGTAAAATTGTAGATCCTGAAACGAAAGAACGTATTTATGACCGTAACAGTGATTCGTTAGACGGTCTACCTGTGGTTAACCTTAAATCAAGCAACTTAAAACGTGGTGAATTAATCACTGGTGACTTCGACAAATTGATTTATGGTATCCCTCAATTAATCGAATACAAAATCGATGAAACTGCACAATTATCTACAGTTAAAAACGAAGATGGCACACCTGTAAACTTGTTTGAACAAGACATGGTGGCATTACGTGCAACTATGCATGTAGCATTGCATATTGCTGATGATAAAGCGTTTGCTAAGTTAGTTCCTGCTGACAAAAGAACAGATTCAGTTCCAGGAGAAGTTTAATAAATAATTAGGAGTGGTAACATGCCCGAAATCATTGGAATTGTTAAAGTAGATTTTACAGATTTAGAAGATAACAGACATGTCTATATGAAAGGGCATGTCTACCCTCGTAAAGGTTATAATCCTACAGATGAACGTATCAAAGCTTTAGCTAGTGTTGAAAATAAACGCAACAAACAAATGATTTACATTGTAAATGACAAATTAACCAAAAAAGAACTTGTCGAAATAGCAAGTGTTGCTGGCTTACAAGTTGATGAAAAACAAACAAAAGCTGAAATTATCAATGCTTTTGAGTCACTAGAGTAGGTGGTTATATGACTACGCTAGCTGATGTAAAAAAACGTATTGGTCTTAAAGATGAAAAGCAAGATGAACAATTAGAAGAAATCATAAAAAGTTGTGAAAGCCAGTTGTTATCAATGTTACCTATTGAAGTTGAACAAATACCGGAAAGGTTTAGTTACATGATTAAAGAAGTTGCAGTTAAACGCTACAACAGGATTGGTGCTGAAGGTATGACATCAGAAGCGGTTGACGGACGTAGCAATGCGTATGAATTGAACGATTTCAAGGAGTATGAAGCTATTATTGATAATTACTTTAATGCTAGAACGAGAACTAAAAAAGGAAGGGCTGTGTTCTTTTGAGATATGAAGATAGAGTTATTTTTCAATTAGAACAAGTAGCAACTTACAATCCTAAAACTAGCAAAAAAGAAAACACACTAATCACTTATGATGCGATACCATGCAATATTAACCCCATTTCTAGAGCAAGAAAGCAACTTGAATTTGGTGATGTAAAAAACGATGTAAGTGTTCTGAGGATAAAAGAATCAATATCTTACCCTGTTAGCCACGTGTTGGTTAATGGCATTCGCTACAAGATAGTTGATACAAGGATATACAGACACGAAACGTCATATTATATCGAAGAGGTCAATTGATGAATATAGATGGATTAGACGCACTGTTAAACCAATTTCACGATATGAAAACCAACATTGATGATGATGTAGATGATATTTTACAGGAAAACGCCAAAGAATATGTAGTACGAGCTAAATTGAAAGCTAGAGAAGTAATGAATAAGGGTTATTGGACTGGTAATTTATCACGCAATATCAGATATAAAAAAACTGGCGATTTGCAATACACTATCACATCGCATGCAGCTTATAGTGGTTTCTTAGAATTTGGTACTCGATACATGGAGGCTGAACCTTTTATGTGGCCGGTATACGAAGTGATTAGGAAATCAACTGTAGAAGAATTGAAAGCGTTGTTTGAATAGGAGATAAAAGCATGACACCGAACTTACAACTTTATAATAAAGCGTATGAAACGCTACAAGGATATGGATTCCCTGTTATTTCTCGTAAAGAGATGCAACAAGAGATTCCGTATCCTTTTTTTGTAATAAAAATGCCGGAGTCAAATAGAAGTAAGTACACGTTTGATAGTTATTCTGGCGATACGAATTTAGTTATTGATATTTGGAGTGTAAGCGATGATTTAGGACATCATGACGGACTTGTTAAAAGGTGTATCGATGATTTAACACCTAGCGTTAAAACAAACGATTATGACTTTGAAGAAGATGATACTAACATCGCACAGTTAGTCGATGATACTACTAATCAAGAATTGCTACACACATCAATAACGATATCTTACAAAACATTTTAAAAAACGGAGGAATATTGAATGGCGAATATGAAAAATAGTAATGACCGTATTATTTTGTTTAGAAAAGCTGGCGAAAAAGTAGATGCTACTAAAATGCTTTTTTTAACTGAATACGGCTTATCACATGAAGCTGATACAGATACAGAGGATACGATGGATGGGTCTTATAACACTGGTGGTTCAGTTGAATCAACAATGTCTGGTACTGCTAAAATGTTTTATGGTGACGATTTTGCAGATGAAATTGAAGATGCAGTTGTAGATCGCGTATTGTATGAGGCTTGGGAAGTTGAAAGTAGAATACCAGGCAAAAATGGAGATGCTACTAAATTTAAAGCGAAATATTTCCAAGGTTTCCACAATAAATTTGAATTAAAAGCAGAAGCTAACGGTATTGATGAATATGAATATGAATATGGAGTGAATGGTCGTTTCCAACGTGGATTTGCAACACTACCTGAGGCTGTAACAAAGAAACTTAAGGCGACTGGATACAGATTCCATGACACTACAAAAGCAGATGCGTTAACTGGCGAAGATTTAACAGCAATTCCACAACCTAAGGTAGATTCATCAACGGTTACACCAGGAGAGGTATAAAAATAGGGCGTTAAGCCCTATTTATTTTGTTTAAATTAATCATGAATGGAGATTTTAAGTTATGAATGTAGAAATTAACGGAAAGTCATTAGAATTAAGTTTTGGTTTTAAATTTTTAAGAGAAATCGATAACCGATTAGGTTTAAAAGTTGAGCAAGCTTCTATCGGTCAAGGTGTATCAATGTTGCCTGTAGGTTTAGAGAGTGGAAATCCTGTTGTGATTGGCGAAGTTTTAATTGCAGCTACATCTCACTTGAAAAAACAAGCAATTACTATTAATAACATTGATGAAGCACTAGATGAAATCGCAGAAAATATTGGACTAGAAGAATTTGGTTCGGATATTTTAACGGAGTTGGGAAAGCGACCTATGACCCGAAACCTAGTCGAAGTAGTGGAAACGGAAGAGAAACCAGCGGAAGCCTAATAACTTACGACAGAATCGTTATAACTTGTATGTCAACACTTGGTATTACAGATTTGAACGTTATTGAGCAAATGACATTAACAGAATATAACTATCGAATGTATGCGAAAGAGTATGAAATGCTAACCCAAGAATTCGAACGTTACAAACTTGCGTTTGCTATTCGTGATGCTGCAGCTACTAAAAATGTTGGGACAGAAAATAAACCTAAAGAGGAATATGTTTTTAACAACGCAAACGACGTATTGCCTTATGAAGAAAATATCCAACGGCTTAACGAAGGTAAAGATATAAGATTTAGTAGCGAACGTGATGAATACGAACCACGAAATAATGAATTCTTTAAAGTTATAGCAGAATTTAACAAGCAATAGAAAGAGAGGTGTTAATGTGACGGAATATAAAATTAAAGCGACTATTGAAGCTAGTGTAGCCAAATTCAAAAGGCAAATCGATAGTGCGGTTAAGTCTGTGCAAAGATTTAAACGAGTAGCAGATCAAACTAAAGATGTCGAATTAAATGCTGATGATAAAAAATTACAAAAAACTATCAAAGTTGCTAAAAAGTCTTTAGATGCCTTTAGTAACAAAAAAGTAAAAGCTAAATTAGATGCTAGTATACAAGACTTGCAACAAAAGGTACTAGAATCGAATTTTGAACTAGACAAACTAAACTCTAAAGAAGTTACTCCAGAGATTAAATTACAAAAACAAAAATTGACTAAAGATATCGCTGAAGCAGAAGCTAAGTTATCCGAACTAGAAAAGAAGCGTGTCAATATTGACATCAATGCAGATAACAGTAAATTCAATCGAGTGTTAAAAGTATCTAAAGCTAGTCTTGAAGCATTAAATAGGTCTAAAGCCAAAGCTATTATAGACGTGGACAACGGTGTTGCTAACTCTAAAATCAAACGCACTAAAGAAGAGCTTAAAAGTATTCCAAACAAAACTAGATCTCGACTAGATGTAGATACAGGGCTTTCTATACCAACTATTTATGCGTTTAAAAAATCATTAGACGCATTGCCGAACAAAAAAACAACAAAGGTAGATGTCGATACTAATGGTTTAAAGAAAGCTTATGCCTACATAATAAAAGCAAATGACAATTTTCAAAGACAGATGGGGAATTTAGCTAATATGTTCCGTGTGTTCGGTACTGTAGGTTCTAATATGGTTGGTGGATTACTTACATCATCTTTTAGTATCTTAATACCTGTAATAGCGAGCGTAGTACCTGTAGTATTTGCGCTATTAAACGCTATCAAAGTGTTAACTGGTGGTGTACTTGCTTTAGGTGGTGCCGTAGCAATAGCGGGAGCAGGATTTGTAGCGTTTGGCGCAATGGCTATCAGCGCTATAAAGATGCTTAATGATGGCACTTTACAAGCTAGCTCAGCAACAAACGAATACAAAAAAGCGTTAGATGGCGTAAAGTCAGCATGGACTGATATTATAAAGCAAAATCAATCCGCTATCTTCACAACTCTTGCAAATGGTTTAAATACTGTTAAAACTGCAATGCAGAGCTTACAACCGTTTTTTAGTGGTATTTCAAGAGGAATGGAAGAAGCGTCTCAAAGCGTGCTTAAATGGGCTGAAAATAGCAGTGTAGCTTCAAGATTCTTTAATATGATGAATACAACGGGTGTTTCGGTATTTAACAAGCTATTAAGTGCTGCAGGTGGTTTTGGTGACGGATTAGTCAATGTATTCACGCAATTAGCACCACTGTTTCAATGGTCGGCTGATTGGTTGGATAGATTAGGTCAATCTTTCTCTAACTGGGCTAATAGTGCAGCTGGAGAAAATTCGATAACTCGTTTTATTGAATACACAAAAACAAACTTACCTATCATTGGTAATATTTTCAAAAATGTTTTCGTTGGAATTAACAATTTGATGAATGCATTCAGCGGATCATCAACTGGCATATTCCAATCTCTTGAACAAATGACAGCTAAGTTTAGGGAATGGTCTGAACAAGTAGGACAATCTCAAGGGTTTAAAGACTTTGTCAGTTATATACAAACAAATGGACCACTAATAATGCAATTGATTGGAAACATCGCAAGAGGATTAGTTGCATTCGCAACAGCAATGGCTCCTATAGCTAGTGCAGTATTACGCGTTGCAGTTGCAATAACTGGTTGGATAGCTAACTTGTTTGAGGCGCATCCAGCTACAGCACAATTAGTTGGTGTCATTATAACTTTAGTTGGTGCATTTAGATTTTTAATACCGATTATTCTTGCTGTATCTAACTTTATGGGTGGCGGATTAATAGGTAGAATCATTGCATTAGTAAGTAAGTTCGGTTTATTAAGAGCGGGATTAACAATTTTAAAAGGTGCGTTCATGTTATTAAAAGGACCATTAAAAATTATATCAGTTATATTCCAATTGTTATTCGGTAAGATTGGATTAATTAGAAATGCTATCACAGGACTAGTAACTGTGTTTGGTATTTTAGGTGGTCCAATAACAATAGTTATTGGTGTAATCGCTGCATTAATAGCTATATTCGTTTTATTGTGGAATAAAAATGAAGGATTCAGAAACTTTATTATAAATGCTTGGAATGCGATAAAAACGTTTATGGTTACAGTTTGGAATGTGTTGAAAACTGTAGCTTCGGTTGTATGGAATGCTATTTCAAAAGCTATCACTACAGCAGTAACTAATGTATACAATTTTATAATGATTGTTTGGAATCAAATAGTCGCTTATTTACAAGGGTTATGGAATGGAATTATCGCTATTGCAACAACGGTGTGGAACCTTTTAGTTACAATCATCACAACTGTTTTCACGACGATAATGACAATAGTTATGACGATATGGACAGCTATTTGGACATTCTTAAGTACAATCTGGAACACGATAATTACAATCGCTACTACGATTTGGAATTTGTTAGTCACTGTAATAACTACAGTGTTTACCACAATTATGACTATCGCAATGACAATTTGGAACGCTATTTGGACGTTCTTACAAACGTTGTGGAACACTATAGTTACTGTGGCAACTAAGGTTTGGAACGCTATCACTACAGCTATATCTACTGCGTTACAAGCGGCATGGAGTTTTATTTCTAATATATGGAATACGATTTGGAGTTTCTTATCTGGTATATTAACGACAATTTGGAATAAAGTTGTAAGCATATTCACACAAGTTGTTTCAACTATATCAGACAAAATGTCTCAAGCTTGGAACTTCATTGTCACTAAAGGTATGCAATGGGTATCTACTATAACAAGTACGCTAATTAACTTTGTTAATAGAGTTATTCAAGGATTCGTTAATGTTGTAAACAAAGTTAGTCAAGGTATGACAAATGCAGTAAATAAAATAAAAAGCTTTATAGGAGATTTTGTGTCTGCAGGTGCTGATATGATCCGTGGTTTAATTAGAGGTATTGGACAAATGGCTGGTCAATTAGTAGATGCAGCTAAAAATGTCGCTAAGAAAGCTTTAGATGCAGCTAAAAGTGCTTTGGGTATTCACTCACCTTCACGTGAATTCATGGATGTTGGTATGTATTCAATGCTAGGTTTCGTTAAAGGTATAGATAATCATTCAAGTAAAGTTATCCGTAATGTTTCTAATGTTGCAGATAAAGTAGTTGATGCATTTCAACCTACATTAAACGCACCTGACATTTCTAGTATTACAGGAAACTTAAGTAATTTAGGTGGAAATATAAATGCGCAAGTACAACACACACATTCTATTGAAACATCACCGAACATGAAAACTGTTAAAATTGAATTCGATGTCAATAACGATGCGCTTACTAGTATTGTTAACGGCAGAAATGCTAAACGCAATTCTGAGTATTACTTATAAAGGAGGTTACAAATGGACATAGAATTAACAAAAAAAGATGGTACTGTAATCAAATTAAGTGAATACGGGTTTATCGTTAACGATATAGTAATTGATAGCATGCAAATCAACACAAAGTATCAAGACAAAGAAAATATGAACGGTCGTATATTAATGGGGAGCAATTATATCAGTAGAGATATAGTTGTTCCTTGTTTTTGTAAAGTTAAAAATCGTTCAGACATTGCTTATATGCGAGATATGTTGTATTCGTTAACGACAGACATAGAACCTATGTATTTGCGAGAAATCAGAAGAAAAGAAGAGTTGAATTACAGGTTTACTCAACCAACTTCTGATGATTACGTGAAATTAGATAAAAACAACTTCCCGGATTACGAATATTCAAGACACGATCAACAAATTTATGTAAATGGTAAACAGTATAAAGTTATTTTTAACGGAGTTATAAACCCTAAACAAAAAGGTAATAAAGTTTCTTTTGAACTAAAATTCGAAACTACAGAATTACCATACGGTGAAAGTATTGGAACAAGCCTAGAGTTAGAAGAAAACAAAAAGGTTGGATTGTGGTCGTTTGATTTTAATATTGATTGGCATGCAGGCGGAGACAAAAGAAAGTATACATTTGAAAATTTGAGCAAAGGTACAGTTTATTATCACGGTAGTGCTCCTAACGACCAATTCAACATGTATAAAAAGATAACAATTATTTTAGGCGAAGATACAGAATCGTTTGTATGGAATTTAACGCATGCTGAAATAATGAAAATCGAAGGGATCAAACTAAAAGCTGGAGACAGAATTGTTTATGATAGCTTCCGAGTTTATAAAAACGGTGTTGAAATAAGTACCGAAACGAATATAGCCCAACCAAAATTTAAATACGGAGCTAATAAATTTGAGTTTAATCAAACGGTACAAAAAGTTCAGTTTGATTTGAAATTTTATTATAAGTAGGTGTCAGAATGACAATAACTATTAAACCACCTAAAGGTAATGGCGCACCTGTACCAGTAGAAACAACTTTAGTAAAAAAAGTTAATGCTGACGGTGTATTAACTTTTGATATTCTAGAAAATAAATATACTTATGAAGTTATTAACGCTATAGGGAAAAGATGGATTGTTAGTCATGTCGAAGGTGAAAACGACAAGAAAGAATATGTAATAACTGTCATTGATAGGAAATCAGAAGGCGACAGACAACTGGTTGAATGTACTGCTAGAGAGATTCCTATAGACAAGTTAATGATTGATAGGATTTATGTTAATGTAACAGGATCTTTTACAGTAGAAAGATATTTTAACATTGTGTTTCAAGGTACTGGAATGCTTTTTGAAGTCGAAGGTAAGGTTAAGTCTTCGAAGTTTGAAAATGGTGGTGAAGGCGACACAAGGTTAGAAATGTTTAAAAAGGGGTTAGAACATTTCGGTTTAGAATATAAAATAACGTATGACAAAAAGAAAGACAGATATAAGTTTGTATTGACGCCTTTTGCAAATCAAAAAGCGTCTTATTTTATTTCTGATGAAGTCAACGCCAACGCTATAAAACTCGAGGAAGATGCAAGTGATTTCGCCACCTTCATTAGAGGATATGGTAATTATTCAGGAGAAGAAACATTCGAACACGCTGGGCTCGTAATGGAAGCTAGAAGTGCATTAGCTGAAATATACGGCGACATCCACGCAGAACCATTTAAAGATGGTAAAGTGACTGACCAAGAAACTATGGATAAAGAATTACAATCGAGATTGAAAAAGTCGTTAAAACAATCTTTGTCTTTGGACTTTTTGGTGTTAAGAGAATCATATCCAGAAGCAGACCCACAACCCGGAGACATAGTACAAATAAAATCTACCAAACTAGGTTTGAATGATTTAGTCCGTATAGTACAAGTTAAAACGATTAGGGGTATAAACAATGTAATTGTTAAGCAAGATGTAACGCTTGGTGAGTTTAATCGAGAACAACGATATATGAAAAAAGTTAATACTGCAGCTAACTATGTTTCTGGATTAAATGATGTTAACCTTTCTAATCCTAGTAAAGCGGCAGAAAACTTGAAGTCTAAAGTAGCGTCAATAGCTAAATCAACACTCGATTTGATGAGTAGAACTGATTTGATTGAAGATAAACAACAGAAGGTAAGCTCTAAAACTGTGACTACATCTGACGGCACTATCGTTCATGATTTTATAGATAAATCAAACATTAAAGATGTAAAAACAATTGGAACGATTGGCGATTCTGTAGCTAGAGGATCACATGCGAAAGCAAATTTCACTGAAATGTTAGGCAATAAATTAAAAGCCAAAACAACAAACCTTGCAAGAGGTGGTGCTACAATGGCAACAGTTCCAATAGGTAAAGAAGCGGTAGAAAACAGCATTTATAGACAAGCAGAGCAAATAAGAGGAGACCTAATCATATTACAAGGTACAGATGATGACTGGTTACATGGTTATTGGGCAGGCGTACCGATAGGCACTGATAAAACGGATACTAAAACGTTTTATGGTGCCTTTTGTTCTGCAATTGAAGTTATTCGGAAAAATAATCCAACTTCAAAAATACTTGTAATGACAGCTACTAGACAATGTCCTATGAGTGGCACAACGATACGTCGTAAAGATACTGATAAAAACAAATTAGGGTTAACGTTAGAGGATTATGTCAACGCTCAGATATTGGCTTGTAGTGAATTGGATGTACCAGTATATGATGCCTATCATACAGATTATTTTAAGCCATATAATCCAGCGTTCAGAAAATCAAGTATGCCAGACGGATTGCATCCGAACGAGAGGGGTCATGAAGTTATTATGTACGAACTTATTAAAAATTATTACCAGTTTTACGGATAGAAAAGGAGGAAGACATGGATAACAAATTAATTACAGACTTAAGTAGAGTTTTCGATTACAGATATGTAGATGAAAATGAGTATAATTTCAAGCTTATTTCAGACATGCTGACTGATTTTAATTTCTCTCTTGAATATCATAGAAATAAAGAGGTATTTGCACATAATGGAGAGCAAATAAAGTATGAACATTTAAATGTTACAAGTAGCGTCTCTGACTTTTTAACATATTTAAACGGTCGATTTAGCAACATGGTACTAGGTCATAACGGCGACGGTATCAACGAAGTAAAAGACGCGCGTGTTGATAATACTGGTTATGATCATAAGACATTGCAAGATCGTTTGTATCATGATTATTCAACACTAGATGCTTTCACTAAAAAGGTTGAGAAAGCTGTAGATGAACACTATAAAGAATATCAAGCGACAGAATACCGATTTGAACCAAAAGAGCAAGAACCGGAATTCATCACAGATTTATCGCCATATACTAACGCAGTAATGCAATCATTTTGGGTAGACCCTAGAACAAAAATTATTTACATGACACAAGCGCGTCCAGGCAATCATTACATGTTATCTAGATTGAAGCCTAACGGACAATTTATTGATAGACTGCTAGTTAAAAATGGCGGACACGGCACACACAACGCCTATAGATATATCGGCAATGAGTTGTGGATTTATTCAGCAGTGTTAGACGCTAACAACAATAACAAGTTTGTACGCTTTAAATACAGAAGCGGAGAAATGACGTATGGCAACGAAATGCAAGACGTTATGCCAAATGTATTTAACGATAGATATACGTCAGCAATTTATAATCCTATAGAAAACTTAATGGTTTTTAGACGTGAATATAAAACTTCTGAACAACAAGCTAAGAACGCATTAAATTTTGTTGAAGTAAGAAGTGCTGACGATATTGATAAAGGTATAGACAAAGTACTGTACCAAATGGATATCCCTATGCAATACACATCAGGTACGCAACCTATGCAAGGTATTGCTTATGATGCAGGTATCTTATATTGGTACACTGGCGATTCAAATCCAGCTAACCCTAATTACTTACAAGGCTTCGATATCAAAACGAAAGAATTGTTATTTAAACGTCGTATCGATATAGGCGGTGTGAATAACAACTTTAAAGGAGATTTCCAAGAGGCTGAGGGTCTAGATATGTATTACGATCTAGAAACAGGACGTAAAGCACTTTTAATCGGGGTAACTATTGGACCTGGTAACAACAGACATCATTCAATTTATTCTATCGGTCAAAGAGGTGTAAACCAATTCTTGAAAAACATCGCACCTCAAGTATCAATGACTGATTCAGGCGGACGTGTTAAACCGTTACCAATACAGAACCCAGCATATCTAAGTGATATTACGGAAGTTGGTCATTACTATATCTATACGCAAGACACACAAAATGCGTTAGATTTCCCGTTACCGAGAGCGTTTAGAGATGCAGGTTGGTTCTTTGATGTACTGCCTGGACACTATAATGGTGCTCTAAGACAAGTACTTACCAGAAACAGTACAGGTAGAAATATGCTTAAATTCGAACGTGTCATTGACATTTTCAATAAGAAAAACAACGGAGCATGGAATTTCTGTCCGCAAAACGCCGGTTATTGGGAACATATCCCTAAGAGTATTACAAAATTATCAGATTTAAAAATCGTTGGTTTAGATTTCTATATCACTACTGAAGAATCAAAACGATTTACTGATTTTCCTAAAGACTTTAAAGGTATTGCAGGTTGGATATTAGAAGTAAAATCGAATACACCAGGTAACACAACACAAGTATTAAGACGTAATAACTTCCCGTCTGCACATCAATTTTTAGTTAGAAACTTTGGTACTGGTGGCGTTGGTAAATGGAGTTTATTCGAGGGAAAGGTGGTTGAATAATGGTAGTAGATAATTTTTCGAAAGACGATAACTTAATCGAGTTACAAACAACATCACAATATAATCCAATTATTGACACAAACATCAGTTTCTATGAATCAGATAGAGGAACTGGTGTTTTAAATTTTGCAGTAACTAAGAATAACAGACCGTTATCTATAAGTTCTGAACACGTTAAAACATCTATCGTGTTAAAAACCGATGATTATAACGTAGATAGAGGCGCTTATATTTCAGACGAATTAACGATAGTAGACGCAATTAATGGGCGTTTGCAGTATGTGATACCGAATGAATTTTTAAAACATTCAGGCAAGGTGCATGCTCAGGCATTCTTTACACAAAACGGGAGTAATAATGTTGTTGTTGAACGTCAATTTAGCTTCAATATTGAAAATGATTTAGTTAGTGGGTTTGATGGTATAACAAAGCTTGTTTATATCAAATCTATTCAAGATACTATCGAAGCTGTCGGTAAAGACTTTAACCAATTAAAGCAAAATATGGCTGATACACAAACGTTAATAGCAAAAGTGAATGATAGTGCGACAAAAGGCATTCAACAAATCGAAATCAAGCAAAACGAAGCTATACAAGCTATTACTGCGACGCAAACTAGTGCAACACAAGCTGTTACAGCTGAATTCGATAAAATAGTTGAAAAAGAGCAAGCGATTTTTGAACGTGTTAACGAAGTTGAACAACAAATCAATGGCGCTGACCTTGTTAAAGGTAATTCAACAACAAATTGGCAAAAGTCTAAAATTACCGACGATTACGGCAAAGCAATTGAATCGTCTGAACAGTCCATAGATAGCGTTTTAAGCGCAATTAACACATCTAGGATTATTCATATCACTAGCGCAACAGATGCGCCAACATTTAAAGATATAGGCACTTTAGAGACGCCTAAAGAAGATGGCGTTGATGATGGTTCTGAAGTTTCAGCAACTACGAATACTTTAGGGAAATCAGGCTTGTTAGTTGTTTATGTTGTTGATGACAGTACAGCTCGTGCTACATGGTATCCAGACGATTCAAATGATGAGTACACAAAATATAAAATCGGTGGCACATGGTATCAGTTCTATAAAAAAGTTGACGAAGAATTAACGAAGAAATTTGTTGAAGAAACGTCTAACAACGCTTTAAATCAAGCTAAGCAGTATGTAGATGATAAATTCGGAACAACGAGCTGGCAACAACATAAGATGACAGAGGCGAATGGTCAATCAATTCAAGTTAACTTAAATAATGCGCAAGGCGATTTGGGATATTTAACTGCTGGTAATTACTATGCAACAAGAGTGCCGGATTTACCAGGTAGCGTTGAAAGTTATGAGGGTTATTTATCGGTATTCGTTAAAGATGATACAAACAAGCTATTTAACTTCACACCTTATAACTCTAAAAAGATTTACACACGATCAATCACAAACGGCAGACTTGAGCAACAGTGGACAGTTCCTAATGAACATAAATCAACGGTATTGTTCGACGGTGGCGCAAATGGTGTAGGTACAACAATCAATCTAACTGAACCGTACACAAACTATTCTATTTTGTTGGTAAGTGGAACTTATCCAGGTGGCGTTATTGAGGGATTCGGACTAACCGCATTACCTAACGCGATTCAATTGAGTAAAGCGAATGTAGTTGACTCAGACGGCAACGGTGGCGGTATTTATGAGTGCTTACTATCCAAAACAAGTAGCACTACTTTAAGAATAGATAACGATGTGTACTTTGATTTAGGTAAAACATCAGGTTCTGGAGCGAATGCCAACAAAGTTACTATAACTAAAATTATGGGGTGGAAATAATGAAAATCACAGTAAACGATAAAAACGAAGTTATCGGATTCGTTAATACTGGCGGTTTACGCAATAGTTTAGATGTAGATGATAACAATGTGCCTATTAAATTTAAAGAAGAGTTCGAACCTAGAAAGTTTGTTTTCACTAACGGCGAAATTAAATACAATAGCAATTTCGAAAAAGAAGACGTACCGAATGCATCAAAACAACAAAGTGAATCAGATTTGAGTGATGAAGAACTTCGCGGAATGGTTGCAAGTATGCAAATGCAGGTGACGCAAGTAAACATTTTGGCGATGGAATTAAAGCAACAAAACGCTATGTTAACACAACAGTTGACTGAACTAAAAGCTGGTAAAACAAATACAGAGGAGGACGTTTAAATGGAGAAAATTAAGATGATTTATCCAACTTTCAAGGACATTAAAACTTTTTATGTGTGGGGTTGCTATAAAAATGAGCAAATTAAGTGGTACGTAGACATGGGTGTAATCGACAAAGAAGAATATGCATTGATCACTGGTGAAAAATATCCAGAGGCAAAAGATGAAAAGTCACAGGTGTAATGCTTGAGGCTTTTTAATTTAACAAAAAGTGGGTGGTGTAATGTTTGGATTTACCAAACGACACGAACAAGATTGGCGTTTAACGCGATTAGAAGAAAATGATAAGACTATGTTTGAAAAATTCGACAGAATAGAAGACAGTCTGAGAACGCAAGAAAAAATTTATGACAAGTTAGATAGAAATTTCGAAGAACTAAGGCGTGACAAAGAAGAAGATGAAAAAAATAAAGAGAAAAATGCTAAAAATATTAGAGACATCAAGATGTGGATTCTAGGATTAATAGGGACGATTCTAAGTACATTTGTTATAGCCTTGTTAAAAACTATTTTTGGGATTTAAAGGAGGTGATTACCATGCTTAAGGGAATTTTAGGATATAGCTTTTGGTCGTGTTTCTGGTTTGGTAAGTGTAAGTAATATTTAAGAGTCAGTGCTTCGGCACTGGCTTTTTATTTTGGATAAAAGGAGCAAACAAATGGATGCAAAAGTAATAACAAGATACATCGTATTGATCTTAGCATTAGTAAATCAATTCTTAGCGAATAAAGGTATAAGTCCGATACCAGTAGATGAAGAAAGTGTTTCATCGATTATCTTAACAGTTGTTGCTTTATATACTACATATAAAGATAATCCAACATCTCAAGAAGGGAAATGGGCGAATCAAAAATTAAAGAAATATAAAGCTGAAAGTAAATATAGAAAAGCAACAGGGCAAGCGCCAATTAAAGAAGTAATGACACCTACGAATATGAACGACACAAATGATTTAGGGTAGGTGTTGACCAATGTTGATAACAAAAAACCAAGCAGAAAAATGGTTTGATAATTCATTAGGGAAGCAGTTCAATCCTGATTTGTTTTATGGATTTCAGTGTTATGATTACGCCAATATGTTCTTTATGTTAGCGACAGGCGAAAGGCTGCAAGGTTTATATGCTTATAATATCCCGTTTGATAATAAAGCAAAGATTGAAAAATATGGTCAAATAATTAAAAACTATGACAGCTTTTTACCGCAAAAGTTGGATATTGTCGTTTTCCCGTCAAAGTATGGTGGCGGAGCTGGACACGTTGAAATTGTTGAGAGCGCAAATTTAAACACTTTCACATCATTTGGTCAAAACTGGAACGGTAAAGGTTGGACTAATGGCGTTGCGCAACCTGGTTGGGGTCCTGAAACTGTGACAAGACATGTTCATTATTATGACAATCCAATGTATTTTATTAGGTTAAACTTCCCTAACAACTTAAGCGTTGGCAATAAAGCTAAAGGTATTATTAAGCAAGCGACTACAAAAAAAGAGGCAGTAATTAAACCTAAAAAAATTATGCTTGTAGCCGGTCATGGTTATAACGATCCTGGAGCAGTAGGAAACGGAACAAACGAACGCGATTTTATACGTAAATATATAACGCCTAATATCGCTAAGTATTTAAGACATGCAGGACATGAAGTTGCATTATACGGTGGCTCAAGTCAATCACAAGATATGTATCAAGATACTGCATACGGTGTTAATGTAGGCAATAAAAAAGATTATGGCTTATATTGGGTTAAATCACAGGGGTATGACATTGTTCTAGAAATACATTTAGACGCAGCAGGAGAAAGCGCAAGTGGTGGGCATGTTATTATCTCAAGTCAATTCAATGCAGATACTATTGATAAAAGTATACAAGATGTTATTAAAAATAATTTAGGACAAATAAGAGGTGTAACACCTCGTAACGATTTACTAAATGTTAATGTATCAGCAGAAATAAATATCAATTATCGCTTATCTGAATTAGGTTTTATTACTAATAAAAATGATATGGATTGGATTAAGAAAAATTACGACTTGTACTCTAAACTAATAGCTGGTGCGATTCATGGTAAGCCAATTGGTGGAGTGGTAGCTAGTGAGGTCAAAGCGCCAGTTAAAAACGAAAAGAATCCGCCAGTGCCAGCAGGTTATACACTCGATAAGAATAATGTCCCTTATAAAAAAGAACAAGGCAATTACACAGTAGCTAATGTTAAAGGTAATAATGTAAGAGACGGTTATTCAACTAATTCAAGAATTACAGGGGTATTACCCAACAACACAACAATTACGTATGACGGTGCATATTGTATTAATGGTTATAGATGGATTACTTATATTGCTAATAGTGGACAACGTCGCTATATTGCGACCGGAGAGGTAGACATAGCAGGCAACCGAATAAGCAGTTTTGGTAAGTTTAGTGCAGTTTGATAATTGTATATGATGAATCTTAGGCAGGTACTTCGGTACTTGCCTATTATTTAAAATTAATAAACAGTTAATTTTTACATGAATATATTAAATTTTAAAAAAACAAACGTTTTTAGTATATAAATTATTTTGTGTTCGTATTGTGTGCTATGATTAAAAAGTTGTTATGGTCAACTATATCGTGGTTTTATGTTTATTATCAATCAAAATATAAATTATTTATAATTTGTTTGGTAATGAACGGGTTTTTTTCGAAATAATAGTAAAAAAACACATTTGTAGATATTTTAAACTCGGTAAATCTTTTAATAAATATTTAATTTTATTAAAAGTTAAAAAGGTTTAATATAAAAATGTAATAAAATTTATAAAGAAAGGAAATGATTTTTATGGTCAAAAAAAGACTATTAGCTGCAACATTGTCGTTAGGAATAATCACTCCTATTGCTACTTCGTTTCATGAATCTAAAGCTGATAACAATATTGAGAATATTGGTGATGGCGCTGAGGTAGTCAAAAGAACAGAAGATACAAGTAGCGATAAGTGGGGGGTCACACAAAATATTCAGTTTGATTTTGTTAAAGATAAAAAGTATAACAAAGACGCTTTGATTTTAAAAATGCAAGGTTTTATCAATTCAAAGACTACTTATTACAATTACAAAAACACAGATCATATAAAAGCAATGAGGTGGCCTTTCCAATACAATATTGGTCTCAAAACAAATGACCCCAATGTAGATTTAATAAATTATCTACCTAAAAATAAAATAGATTCAGTAAATGTTAGTCAAACATTAGGTTATAACATAGGTGGTAATTTTAATAGTGGTCCATCAACAGGAGGTAATGGTTCATTTAATTATTCAAAAACAATTAGTTATAATCAACAAAACTATATCAGTGAAGTAGAACGTCAAAATTCAAAAAGTGTTCAATGGGGAATAAAAGCTAATTCATTTATCACATCATTAGGTAAAATGTCTGGACATGATCCAAATTTATTTGTTGGATATAAACCATATAGTCAAAATCCGAGAGACTATTTTGTTCCAGACAATGAATTACCCCCATTAGTACACAGTGGTTTCAATCCTTCATTTATTGCAACTGTTTCTCATGAAAAAGGCTCAGGAGATACAAGTGAATTTGAAATAACGTATGGCAGAAATATGGATGTTACTCATGCTACTAGAAGAACAACACACTATGGCAATAGTTATTTAGAAGGATCTAGAATACACAACGCATTTGTAAACAGAAATTACACAGTTAAATATGAAGTGAACTGGAAAACTCATGAAATTAAAGTGAAAGGACATAATTGATATGAAAAAAATAGTCAAATCATCAGTTGTTACATCAATTGCATTGCTTTTGCTATCCAATACAGTTGATGCAGCTCAACATATCACACCTGTAAGTGAGAAAAAGGTTGATGATAAAATTACTTTGTACAAAACAACTGCAACATCAGATTCCGATAAGTTAAAAATTTCTCAGATTTTAACTTTTAATTTTATTAAAGATAAAAGTTATGATAAAGATACATTAATACTCAAAGCTGCTGGAAACATTTATTCTGGCTATACAAAGCCAAATCCAAAAGACACTATTAGTTCTCAATTTTATTGGGGTTCTAAGTACAACATTTCAATTAATTCAGATTCTAATGACTCAGTAAACGTTGTAGATTATGCACCTAAAAATCAAAATGAAGAATTTCAAGTACAACAAACGGTAGGTTATTCTTATGGTGGAGATATTAATATCTCTAACGGCTTATCAGGTGGAGGTAATGGTTCAAAATCTTTTTCAGAGACAATTAACTATAAACAAGAAAGCTATAGAACTAGCTTAGATAAAAGAACTAATTTCAAAAAAATTGGTTGGGATGTTGAAGCACATAAAATTATGAATAATGGTTGGGGACCATATGGCAGAGATAGTTATCATTCAACTTATGGTAATGAAATGTTTTTAGGCTCAAGACAAAGCAACTTAAATGCTGGACAAAACTTCTTGGAATATCACAAAATGCCAGTGTTATCCAGAGGTAACTTCAATCCAGAATTTATTGGTGTCCTATCTCGAAAACAAAACGCTGCAAAAAAATCGAAAATTACTGTTACTTATCAAAGAGAAATGGATAGATATACAAACTTTTGGAATCAACTTCACTGGATAGGTAATAATTATAAAGATGAAAATAGAGCAACTCATACATCAATTTATGAAGTTGATTGGGAAAATCATACAGTTAAATTAATAGATACTCAATCTAAGGAAAAAAATCCTATGAGCTAAACAGATAGATAATCAAAAAATCTTAAATATGTTAAAATTTACAAACACTTTCTTTCTATATTAGGGTAACCACGTCTTAATTGACGTGGTTATTTTTTCAGGGCAAAAAAAGGGCGGATTATTTAAATAAGGACAAACACTTGTGGAAAATTTAAAAGGTTAAAAATAATAAAGAACTTGGTATAACAAGGGTTTTATACATTTGCGTACAACGACGAAATGTCAATTTACCATCACATTATGACGATATGTTTATTTTAAACACACAAGCTCATGCGCGTCTTGATCAAATGGCACAACAGTTTGAAGTTGTTTGTAATGGCTTGAACGAAAATGAAGGACAAGCAATTCAAACGATGGATCAATCTGCCTCTCTAATACGGTCAAACTTAATTCAAGTTAAAGAACAATTAGAAAAACTAGCTGTATACTAATTAATTTATTAAATGCTACTTGTTTTCATTGAGAATAAGTAGCTTTTTCAAACATAAAAGTTTTACAAACACATAAATGGGTGATGAGCTATGTTTAAAAGAACTAAACTAATCTTAATAGCAACATTACTGCTATCAGGATGTTCAACTACCAATAACGAATCTAATAAAGAAACAAAATCAGTGCCAGAAGAAATGGAAGCTTCAAAATATGTAGGTCAAGGCTTCCAACCACCTGCAGAAAAAGATGTGGTTGAATTTGCGAAAAAGCATAAAGATAAAATTGCCAAACGAGGCGAACAATTTTTTATGGATAATTTCGGTCTAAAAGTTAAAGCTACCAATGTTGTAGGTAGTGGAAAAGGCGTAGAAGTATTCGTGCATTGTGATGACCACGATATCGTATTTAATGCGAGTATTCCATTTGATAAATCAATAATTGAGAGTGATAGCTCATTAAGAAGTGAGGACAAAGGCGATGATATGAGTACTTTAGTTGGTACAGTGTTGAGTGGCTTTGAATATCGAACACAAAAAGAAAAGTATGACAATTTATATAAATTTTTCAAAGATAATGAAGAGAAATACCAATATACAGGCTTTACAAAAGAAGCAATAAACAAGACGCAAAATGTCGGATATAAAAATGAATATTTTTATATCACTTACTCGTCAAGAAGCTTAAAAGAATATCGTAAGTATTACGAACCATTGATTCATAAAAATGATAAAGAATTTAAAGAAGGAATGGAACAAGCCAGAAAAGAAGTGAATTACGCTGCTAATACAGATACAGTAACAACATTGTTTAGTACAAAGGAAAATTTTACTAAAGACAATACAGTTGATGATGTAATTGAACTGAGTGATAAACTATATAATTTTAAAAATAAGCCAGAAAAATCTACAATTACAATTCAAATAGGAAAGCCTACTATTAATACTAAAAAAGCCTTTTATGATGATAATGATCCAATAGAATATGGAGTGTATCGTAAAGATGAATAAATTTTTTTAAAATGCTTTTTAATATTCTATATAAACACATAAATGGGTGATGAGCTATGTTTAAAAAGGCGAAATTAATCTTAATAGCAACGCTACTGTTATCAGGATGTTCAGCGATGAATAATGAATCAAAAAAAGACACAAATACAGAAACAAATACAGAAACAAAATCAGTACCAGAAGAAATGGAAGCTTCAAAATATGTAGGACAAGGCTTTCAACCACCTGCAGAAAAAGATGCGATTGAATTTGTGAAGAAGCATCGTAAAGAATTTGAAAAAGTAGGTGAACAATTCTTTAAAGATAACTTTGGACTAAAAGTTAAAGCTACAAATGTTGTAGGTAAAGATGATGGTGTAGAAGTTTATGTGCATTGCGAAGATCATGGCATTGTATTTAATGCAAGTCTACCTTTGTACAAAGATGCCATCCATCAAAAAGGATCAATGCGTAGTAATGACAACGGTGATGATATGAGTATGATGGTGGGTACAGTGCTGAGTGGCTTTGAATATCGAGCGCAAAAAGAAAAGTATGATAATTTATATAAATTTTTAAAAGAAAATGAAAAGCAATATCAATATACAGGTTTTACTAAAGAAGCAATTAACAAGACGCAAAACGTCGGGTATCAAAATGAATATTTTTATATTACATATTTATCAAGAAATTTAAAAGAATATAGAAAATATTACGAACCATTGATACATAAAAATGATAAAGAGTTTAAAGAAGGTATGCAACGAGCTAGAAAAGAGCTAAACTATACTGCTAATACAAATACTGTAGCAACGTTGTTTAGTACGAATGATGAAAGGAATAGAAAAGAAAAGATAAATAATGTAATAGATTTATCCGAGAAAATTGAAAGAACAAAAGATATGCCAATCAAGAATACTATAACTACTCAATTAGGAAATAAACTTATTGGCACAAAAAAAGCTCGTTTTGATGATAAGAAAGTAGTGTCGTTTGGAGCATTTGAAGATGAATAAAATAAATGATAGAGATTTAACAGAATTGAGTAGCTATAGGGTTTATCAAGACATCAATAAAGATAATGACTTTACAGTTAACGAAAAACGATTTAAGCAGGCAGATGTATTTGAAGATTTATATAGAGAGAAACTAAAAGACACAAATAAATTAAGAGAGTATAATTATTTACAAAATGAAACTTTTAAAAGCGCATAAATAGGTGATGAGATATGCTTAAAAAAGCAAAATTTATCTTAATGGCAACGATACTACTATCAGGATGTTCAACTACCAATAACGAATCCAACAAAGAAACAAAATCTGTACCAGAAGAAATGGATGCTTCAAAATATGTAGGACAAGGATTCCAACCACCTGCAGAAAAAGATGCGATTGAATTTGCAAAGAAGCATAAAGATAAAATTGCTAAGCGAGGCGAACAATTTTTTATGGATAACTTCGGTCTAAAAGTTAAAGCTACAAATGTTATAGGTAGTGGCGATGGTGTAGAAGTATTCGTGCATTGTGATGACCACGACATCGTATTTAATGCGAGTATTCCATTTGATAAATCAATTATTGACAGTGATAGCTCATTAAGAAGTAAGGATAAAGGTGATGATATGAGTACTTTAGTTGGTGCAGTACTCAGTGGGTTTGAATATCGAGCACAAAAAGAAAAATATGATAAATTATATAAATTTTTCAAAGATAATGAAGAGAAATATCAATATACAGGATTTACAAAAGAAGCAATTAATAAGACGCAAAATAGTGGTTATGAAAATGAATATTTTTATATTTCGGCCATACCTTATAATTTAGCTGAGTATAGAGACTATTTTGAACCATTGTTAAACAAAAGTGACAGTGAATTTTCAAAAGAATTGTCAAATGTTAAGAAGCAATTAAAAGATAAGTCTAAAGTTTCGGTAACTACTACTCTATTTAGTAAAAAAAAGAACTATACTAAAAAAAGTAACAGTGAAAATGTAATAAAAATGGCAGAAGAAATAAAAAAAGATAAAGAGATACCAAACGGTATAGAGCTTAGTATAAAATTTTCGGACAATAAAATAAATACGGTTAAACCAAATTTTAACGGTGAAAGCACTTCAGAATATGGTGTGTTTGATCAAGAATAA